TACCTATCGTCATCGGCGCTGTCGTCGCTTGGCTCGCGACCAAAGGCGTCGACCTCGACCCCGAAACCCAGACGGGTCTTATCATCGGGTTTACCGGCGTTGTCATCGCGGTCTATTACGCCATAGTGCGTGTCCTCGAGGACCGGGTCCCGTGGTTCGGGTTCCTGCTCGGGTCGAAACAGACTCCTGCCTACTCAGCGAAGTAAGCTACAAAGTTTGCCCCCCGACTGGCATCCTTCTTGTAAGGTCGCCCCTGCCAGTTCGGGGGGCAATTCTTCGGCCTACTCAAAGAAGGCTGTTATCTTCCGACAGCCTGGCTCTTCCCTAGGAGCATGGTAGTCCGCATCCTTATCATGATCAGGATTCATAGCTCCAGTATCCAGACCGACATGGAGCTCCTTTAACAGGAGTGGTCTCTCCTCCATGTATATTGAATGTCGATGATGCTCTACAAAACTACTTCCATGACCCTGGAAGTAGTTAGTAACTACCGGCCAGTGATGATTTCCTACTTGATCAGCACTCGGTGGTATATCACTCGTTAAGGGCGAAGGTTCTCCAACCATGTTCTATCTCCTTTTGTTACAACCAAATGATACAGCAGATGACGAACAGCATCCATACCATGAACTAGTCCAGTGTGATACAGACCAATCTTTCTTAACTTTTCGTCCGTCCAAAGGTTCTTCGCTTGTGAGGGTGTCTGAGCAAACAATGGAACCTCAAACTGTTCCGCGTATAGACGGATGACTCCAATAACTTCTACTGGCCACAGCTCCACCTTATCTCGACGCTGATAGACAAACCTTTCGAAGACGATCGTGTCAGGATTATAGCCGACCAGAAAGTCATAGAAGGCCCTGTGGTCACATCTCACCTGGTCGGCTTTGACTGCATCATTTAAGCCAAGCGCGGCAAACCCAGTAGTGACGCCAGGATCTAGCGCCAGTATCTTAATCCTCATTGATGTCCTCGCGATCCTTTGTCATCATTCATCGTAGCATCAAACCAATTACCACTCCGATTCCAGCTCCAATCAGAGCAGCCAGTATAACCTTCACGGTGTCTCTCATGGTGTCTCCCTTAAGTTTAATGCGAGTCTCTTATAGCTATACCCTCGCAGCAAGCGATCTAGAATCATTTAGTCTCATGTGAGTCTCGCTATGCTTCTGCGCAAGGATCAAGCGCTTGCGCTCTCAGCTTTCTTCATTTAACTCCTCTAGTTCTGCATCTATTTCATCACGCTTGGCTTCCAGTTCAGCTCTGCGTCTGTTGTTTGTCTTCTTACTAATGGTGTATACTGCTATATTCTTGGGGTCAAGATTAGTACGATCTCCGTCGAGGAATCCAGTCCGCTCATTAGGACGGATTGCACGACCCAGTTTCTGTCTGGCAATAATACGATGCGATAGCTCCCATCCTGTAGCAGTTCTGGTGTACTGATATCCATTACGGCTTGTCCTTGTATCGCCAACGCTAGCTGCTCTGCCTCTAGTAATCTGAAACCTCCCATATCATCGAGGGGTGGCTCCTCACCATGTACATCTGTCATTGCTGCCACCTTGTCTAGCTTCGGAATTAATTCTTGAGCCATGCTGTCTAGTTCGTCTTCGGTTGGATTCATGCAATATCACCCCAGGTTTGTCCAAAGTCAAGATCCACAGGGAACTTGACGTAGTCTGTAAAGTACTCGACTGCTGTTTCCTCCATTATCCTTGAGACATGTTCGGCCACGTCATCTTTGATATCCTTCTCGCATTCGAACAGCCACGAGTCATGTACGGGAACACGAAGCATGTCTTGCATGCCCTCGTTAGCTAGTCTGATTCCGGCTCGTAGTAGAAGGTTTGATACGATGTTCTGTGGGTAGAAGGCAAGAGCCTCTTTCTCAATACTGTTTCTACTTTCCTTTGTAATGAGCCAGAAGCGTCTGTGGTTGCCAAACGGTGAGATTAGATCCTGACCACTATGCACTTGCTGCTTGACATCCTCACGCCAGGCTGTCACTCCAGGAATTAGATCGAAGAAGGTCTGAATGTACATCTCTGCCTCGAGTTGTGACATCCCAAACTCTGCAGCTATAGAATAGGCCTCGCGTCCATAATTCAGTCCGTGGACAATCGCTTTGGTTCTGATGTAGTTTTCTTTGTCTGCCTTGGTGAAAGCAGACCCGTAGAATTCTCTTCCAATCTCTTCGAAGATATTTCGGGAACTGTCATCGAGGATAGACTTGAGGTAAGTGTCCCTAGCCAAAGAGCAAACGACTCGAAGCTCAGCTTGCCGGTAATCTCCTTGCCCAAGTATTGTCGTATCAGATCGAGTTGTGAAAAGTCGGCGGAGGCGAGAGCCTCGTGTGACGTTCTGAAGGTTAGGGTTGCGACTAGCGAGCCGTCCATTGACGGTTCCATGTAACATGTAAGTTGAGTGGACTCTTCCTTTGTATAGTCTTTTTCGTGTGCCTTTGACATAGGTCCCATACGACTTTGCCTCCTTCTTGTATTCTAAATGTAATGATAAGAAGTCATACAGATCTTGGTCGCCTCGTCTTGCTGCAAGTTCTTGTACCTTAACTAGTGTATCTTTCTGAGTGTCTCTTACTGATCTGCCATAGACACCCTTCAAAGCCCTCTTGACTTGCTGCCATGAGTTAGGATTGTACTCATCATCAAGAACTCTTTGTTGTAGTTCATGACGCAAGTGGTTCAGAAGTACAATATACTCCTCTTCAAGTTCGGTAAGGTACTCAACGTCCACAGCTACACCATTACGCTCAACGTGTACCAACATGTTGCCAGCTTCAACCAGATGATCATGAAGCATACGAAGTTCCTCGTCAAGCTCCTTCTCAAAGAGCTCCCAAAGCAGATAGGTATTATGTACATCAAACCCATTGTAGCGATAAAGAACAGGACGAGGTATGACTGTGTAGTTCTTACCATCACCGAGGTAGTGTCCAAGTTCATGCTTCCAGGCAGGACTGCCCAAGCGCTCCAGAGCATTGTACTCCAACGAGTGTATTCCACGGCGCTCGTCCAGGCAGTACGATGCAAGCATTGTGTCGAACCAAACGCGGGCCTGTGGAGCTATTTCCCACAGGCCTCCGAGGTCAAACTTGCCATTGTGTGCTATGATGAGGTTCTCGGTAAGGAGCCGGGACAGTGCATCGCGAATCTCTTGTAGTCGGAGGCCATTCTCACCAACGACAAATACCTTCCCTCGCGCATAGCCAACTCCGACGCAGAGCAAATCGTATTGCTCAGGGTGGACGGTATCGATGTCTTTGTCAATGCCAACTTCAATGTCAACAGAAATAGGTTGATTGCTTCTTCGGAACAGATCTTTGAGTCGTCTAAAATCATCTCCACTATCAATAACCTGGATGTCTGGTGGACTCCAATCTGATCTAACATTAGGTCGACTTATCTTTTGGAAATCTGTGATGATGTCAGGAAAGACACCTGGATTGTACAAAGAGGCAGCAGGGTGGAACGTTGGTATAATTCTGATCCCAGGGTAATCAGACGATACTTTGGGAGGTCCAGCTCGTAAGGCTGTGATACCTTGCTTAGTCTTAAGTATAGACCTCGTGGCAAAGTTACCCAAAGACATGATCGTCTTTGGTTGTCGTCCTTGTATCTCACTATGAAGGCGTTCTGAACAAGCTTTGACCTCAACCGCCGAAGGGTTCGCGTTGCCTTCTGGCTGGCAGAGTACCGTGTTGGTGATGAAGACGTTGTTTCGGTCATAATTGTAATTCTCCAGAATCATATTCAGGAGCTGTCCACTCGCCCCAATGAATGGTGTCTGCTGCCTGACCTCGTTACGTCCAGGAGCTTCTCCTACTAAGACGAGGTTAGCTTGTTCTGGTCCATCAGAAGGACAGAAAGCATTCCTCTCAAACAGAGGACAATTAAAGCAGTCAGCCTCTGGGTGGTGTTTCGTTTGCATATAGCGCCCAATCTAGGTAGGTCTCTATGTTTTCTTCAATTAGTTTTTTGTTGTCATCACTTCTGGTGAAGTAGTTTGATGGCCTGGATCTCCAAGGGAACTGATCTGCTATCTTGAACCCTTCAAGTCCCATATAGATTGGCATGCTAGTATCAATGCCACGAAAGTTAGGCAGTCCTTGTACGGTCTCTGCAAGCAGGACTGCTTCTCTCATCCAGGAACTAGCTCCTAGGAAGTGAATGTAGAACTTATCGTTGTAGTGCTCCTCAATCATGTACTCAGTAAGCTGGACTCTGAAGTTCTTACCTATGTCGTGAAAGTGTCTAGGTATCCCAATAGTTGTAATGTAGGAGAACATGTTACCATGTTCTAAAGCTTTCAGACAGAACATGACTTCTTCAACAGTGTTGCCTTGGAGCACGAACATATACTGATGTTCAGATTTAGCATACCTTGCAAAGTACTGTGCCTTAGCTAGAGTGTCGTTACCATCCTTGAGTGTATCCGGAACAACTACTTCGGCTGCACCTATTTGATCGGCTAACGTTAGTAAATGTTTGGCTCCGTATTCTAGTCCTTCTGCAGCTCCGTTGTCAAGAATGATAAACTCGTCGTCACTCTTTGTCTGGTAGAAATCCAGATATTTCTGACTTCGGAACAAATGTGGTAGTACCAAATGATACTTCGTTTTCGTCCCGTACCTCTTCAGTAAGTGTGGCGGACAAATCAAGGCCACGTTCACTTGCTACCTCCTCTAATAGACGAATTCGAATGTACAGGAAACGCATATAGTTTGCTGCATCTGCCAGTTCCTCATAGATGAACACAGGCAAGTTTACGTTCACAAAGTTGAACGGACCATACTCCTCTGCACCTGTATTGTGTCTTTGCTCACACAGGTCGAAGAATTCTAGGTTCACCTTTTCCACCAGTGCCTTCATCTCCGAATCGTTCACTATTCAACTCCCTCTTGATTTGATATAGCTTCTCCATGTCAATATCCATTACGGCTGCTATGTTCATCAGGTAGATGAACACGTCGGTAAGTTCCATTGCAAGAGCATATATGTACTCTGAATCATCAAAGTCGTAGGTGCCTCTCATACCTTTTTTGATCAGGTTAGCAAACTCACCTACCTCTCCGGCTAGACAGATAGTAAGGAAGCCCATATCATGAGAGTGATCAGGAAACCACTCCTTGCTGTCCTCAATACATTGGATGGCAATGTCAGCCAATGTCATATCCTTGAATTCAGATGTTTCTGACATTGTTGTAGAACTCCATTCTGGCTTGCTTAGTTGGATTTAGGAAGCACCCTCTCATTTCGGATGTCGTTGTAATGGTACCAGGAGACTGTACACCTCTAATAGTCATGCACAGATGTTCGCCTGTCATCACAACTGCTACACCTATTGGTTGTAAATTCTCTTCCAAGAAGACAGCAATCTCACTAGTCAGATCCTCCTGTGTCCACAAGCCTCTGCTCATCCATTTGACAGTGCGTGCCAGTTTACTTAGTCCAGCAAGCCTTTGATCAGGAACATAGCCAACCCAGGCTCGGCCAAAGAAGGGCAACACGTGATGCGAACACACGCTGTGATACTGAATCGGTCCTGTCGTTACCATCTCTGACTTGTTTGCTGTGTTGGGAAAGGTAGTGAATTTGAAACCGTTGTCCTTAACCAGGATTTCTCTTAGTGCGTTGACATACCTCCGGGGGGTATCTACTAGTTCGGGCTTATCCTCTGTGTTCCAATTATCTCCTAGGACCTCTCGAAGAAGGTCTGCTGCCAGAGACTGTGCTTTTTCCTCGTTCACTACCGCCGCCTTTCTAATGCGGGCCACACTACGTTATGTGTTTGAATATTAAGTCTACCGTACGGAGCATGCTCCATGATCATGTCAGATAGCTCCTGTAAAGTGAACTGTCCGTTCCAGACTACTCCAAAGTAGATCTGTGCTCTAGTCTCCATACCATACATGTTAATGTCTTCAACTGCAGTCTCAAAGTCTCTTTCATCTTTACAGACAAACTTTATGGCATCTTTGTTCAGAGTCAAAGTTAACAGGTTATCAAAGTTGAAAGCTCCGTACTCCTCGCTACCAGGAAGCTTGTAGTCAACGATCAGTGTTACGCCTCCTCCTCTTACCCAACTCGGAAATAGTTGTGAGCCATTAGTGAAAACATCGATGCTGTGTCCTTCCTCTATCAGCATTAGACGTAGTGCTGATAGATTTGACCTTTGGATGAAAGGCTCACCGCCGGTTAGGGTAACGTTCTCAGTATGAATGTTGGCTATAATCTCTGCAGCTGACATGTCGTTCCAGGTATGTCGGAATTCTGGATAGACAGCGAAAATAGTATCACAACCGTTAACTATAGTTCCGTCAGGGAGTTCTCCTTCACCCCAGCCTGGACATCTTAGGTTGCAACCACCAAAGCGTACAAAGGTAGTAAGCGATCCTACGTGGGGACCCTCGCCTTGAATACTCTCATAGATTTCGACAACTTTCATTTTATCTGCTCCACACTGCCGATGTCTTTGGTGTCTCAGACAAAGCTACCATTACAAGGTAGAAGTTTCGCTCGTCACTATATTGTTCGTACAGAGCTGCATCGATCCAATCAGAAAGAATATCAACCATATTCTCTGCTGTGGTTAGACGACCCATAAACACTTCGTTGAGATTTTGATGATCAAGCTGTCCATCTACAATGGGCTTGACAATCTTATCCAAGTCAAAGTAGTTCAGTATCATTCCAGTCTCTGGGTCTACAGGGCCCTCAATCGTGACATCTAGCGTATAGGTATGACCATGCAGACGAGAGCACTTACCAAAAACTTCACGGTTTTCGTCTGCTGTCCACTCGTCGTTCCACAGCATGTGTGCAGCGTCGAACGAGTACATTTTACTGATACTAATTGTCATGCTTCTTCTTTCTGTATGATATGTCTGTACCACGAAGTCTCTCTAATCTAGGATGTAGAGATCTTTCGGTTCGTCCTGTTGGTTCAAATCCTGAGTCAACTAGCTTAAGCTCTGACTTCTCTCCCTTTAACATCCTGACATATTCCTCAGCCCACATTTGTGTTTGCATCTGATGCTCTGCTGTTACTAAGTTTGCATCTACCGTTACTGATAGTGTCTGTGGGATTGCCCCAGCAAGGACGAGGCGTTCCTTTGATCTGATCAAAGGATAGTAGCTAACCTTTTTACCTTTTGTAGCCTCACGTATAGTTGGTACAGAACAACAGATGGCACCTATAGGTTTGTTTTGTGTGTCTATCTCTCTTACGTATTGAAGTACTCTTGGATGATCCCAGTACGCCTCCGTATCAGACATGTTGCCCGAGATCACTAGGAGTCCATCGAACTTATCCATCTCTTCTGGGTCTACTTCATTGATAGTTCGTTCAATTATGTTTTGCTGAAAGGTCACTTCATCCTTAATGAGAGTGTCGGTTGAGATGACCTCAAACTCAATACCTGCTTCATTAAGGATTCCTAGAGTTGTCCAGAGTTCATGTCCATTATATCTTCTGGCAACTACAATTAGAACTTTCACTTCGTTGTTTGTCCCTTCTCCTCCTTGAATCTTTTGGTAACCTCTTCTGTAGTAATAGGAACAGGTATACCTGATGCGTCTTCATCTTTTCTTTCCAACCAGTTCTCAATTGGATTACCATTTTCATCTATGTCAAGTCGCATCAAAAAAACATCTCCACTACGTTGGAAGAGTTTAATTGGAAGCTCATGACTACGAATATAGGCACCTAGGGACGATGTCAGACTCTGCAAGCTTTGCTGCATACCAGTACGATCAAGCTTTGCCAAGAAGTAGTTTGTTTCTAAGAAACCCTTCAGGATGGGATAGCTGACTCGCCCTCGTCGTCCTTTCCTCATATTGTCGATCTCACTCGGATCAACTTCTTCAAACTTGACCATCGTCTCCTTCTCCTATGTTGCTACTGCAGACCAGTCGATTACGATTTCGTAGGCTACTGGATCTTTCTCACCAACTTTGGCGAATGCCTGAATACGTCCCCTACACGTAGGACAGGTTCCACAAGCTTGATTGCGCCCCTCGTAGCATGACCATGTCAACTCGAGGGGTGCCTTTAGATCAAGACCTCGTTGGACTACGTCTGCCTTGGTGCGCCACATGTGAGGTGTGATCAGCCGAACTTGATGGTACGAGCCGACGTATATGGCGTTTGCTATTGCACCGAGAAACTCAGGAGTGCAATCTGGGTATGCCCAGTTATGGGCGTCCTCCGCATGCATGCCAGCCCAAACTTCACCAGCATTTTGAACAAGCGCCACCGCCGTTGCCATACTGAGGAGGTTTCCGTTGCGGTAGGGAACGTATGTAGGACTAACTCCGTATTCATCACCAAGCTCCTCGTATGATACCTGAGGCATTTCTTCTTCATTCTCGTCTATTAGAACTGAACCAGTACCTGCAAAGACTGCAGGCAGTTCTATGATCTGATGTTCAATACCATAGTAATCAGACACTGCCTGTGCTGCGTTGATCTCTGTAGGATGCTTCTGTCCATAAAGGAAACTTACTGCACCTACAGAGCCCTTATGCATACTGAAGGCTTCTGCCAGAGCTACTGTACTATCTAGTCCTCCGCTTAGGAGTACTAATGCATTCATATTAAATCTTGATCCTTGCATCTGTGGCGGTATAGAACTTACCCTTACCGCGTCTATCTTCCTTGATCAATCCTCTCTGCTCAAGTGTTTCAAACAACAGACTGGCATCTCTAGAACTCAGATGATGATTCTGCATAAGAACAGAACGACTCACTCCAGGCTTGCGTAGTATGGAACTGTAGACTCTTTCGAGTTGCCTTTCCGTTGCTGTCTTTCCAATATTGACGATCAGTTCTAATGTGTAAATACCCCATTGCTCGATGTAATAGAACGCCCTAATTATGTCCAATTCCTCAACTAGAACGTCACCCTTTGTTGTCCTAGCAGCAGCCAACAGCGTTGCCATCTTGAGACCAGATTTAGCCAACCGATCAAATGTGGGAGTCAAGATGTCTCTCTGATCGGTCTCAAGTCCTTTCGCTACCATGTCTGCTTCGAACCGGTTATACCTTAGCCAGGCCTCGTCCGTGAGTTTGGCATCCCATCTCATCTGTTGTTGTATCATACGACCTTCGATGGTCATCTCCTGCATTCGATTGTATCGTTCGTATAAAATCCTAAATCGTTTGACTAGCTTTTCTCTTTGTCCGAGACTTTGATCAGTTGGAGGGCCCAACGGTTTGAGTTTAGTGATATCGGATTCAGCTGAAACGAAAACAAATCTCGGGATGAAGCCTGAGGCCACGTGTTCATAACGTAAAAGCTCCATGATTCTCGTTTTGATTCCCCCTGCAAAAATGATGAGTATCGGATCCCTAACCTCAATAATCTCCCGCCGAAGGACACGCTTCTGATACTTCCCGTCGTAGAGCTTAGTGAGTGTTTCTGACATCCCAGCATAGTAATCCTTCTTTGTCATCATCTCTAGCAGCCCAGAGAACTCGTCGCGCAGGAAGATTGAAGGTCTTCCTGGCCTTGTTGATAGAGACTGAAACAACCCTTCGATTGATCCGTCGGTTGCTAATATTGCATCAAGGTCTATCTCGAGGACAATATCTATTGCAATATCCATCGCAGTAGTCTTCCTCGTCAAGGTGGTATCTGCAAGAATGAGAAACCATAGATTTGGAATCACCAGCCCGTAGGAGGTTGGCAAACGGATCGTTCCTGATAGCAAGGAAGATAGAATGCAGAAGGCGCCTACTTGGTGATAGGAATGGGCCGCGTCGCCCAGAGTGCCAGCCCAAGACATATAGTCCTCGATGATGCTTGGATTGTCTACTACCCATTGTCGTTCCTTATCAGTAAGCAGCTGAGCCATTTCGACTTCGTTTTCCTTGAGACCTAACATCTCAGCTGTTAAGTTCTGTGTATGTGCCTCAGCCTTACAAATCTCTTTCCACAGTAGTGCCTCAGGTCGTCCATCACGCTTGTACTTATTACAAGCAGACTCTCTTGCAATGACAAATACCTCTTCACGACCCAACCCAGATTCAAACAGGAGTAGTTCTAGTTGCCATAGAGCCTTAGACCAGCCACCCTCATCCTTAGTATATGTTTCGTCACCCTCATAGAACAGAGTGAAGAAACGTGGATTGATTTCTTTAAGGTGCTCCTTAAGAACAACTTCATAATTCAGATCTGTAACATCGGGAAATGGAATCTCTAGATGTTCATAGCCTGTTGCCTGAGGATAGTCCGTAAAGTCTGTTAGTAGGTACGTATTTTTGTTTGCTTCTGTGATGGCAACGGTCGGTGCTGGAGAGTACTTGTGGTTCTGTGTGTATGGTATTCTAAGTAGCTGGGTAAGATCCCAACCCGACTTGTCCACTCCCTCGTTTGAATGCCTATAAGCAATTCTCCTTGAGAAGTCTTCAGCCAATACTGGATCAACTGGTCGTTCAAAAACCCAGAGAGCCTGATAGCGGTCAGGTGACGACTCGATGATAATGGAAGGTTTAACCAAGAGACCAGCAGGTGCGAAGGTATCCAAGTCAGCCCAGAGGTTGGGACATTCGACGACATTTTCCTTTTTCCTTCGCTTCCTATTGAACAAGTGTGGACAGAAGTAAACGTCATACTCCATAAAATAGTTGTTGATGTGGTTCAAAGCTTCAGGTAGTTCCGCTGGGTACTCAAAGAAGTTTTCAAACAGTTGATTCGACGACCTATGGGAAATAGCCAGATAGCCAGATGAGTTACCAAAAACTAGTTTGAAGAAGGTTTCTCTTCTTTTGTCTATTTCAGATGAGATCATACCAAAATTATCGGATAGGGGTTCCCAGACGGTGGGTGTGTGGACGTAGCGGAAACGTCCACAAAGGGAATCTAGGAACCCCTAGCCGAATTTAGGCTGCTAGGACAGCAGCGAACTTACCTCTTCTCCTGAGAAGGCTGCCTTGACCCTCTTGACATTGTTGACCTCTTCGCCTTGGTAGTCGCTGACGACTACAATGATGGTAACGTCAGCGCCAAGAACGTCGTCGATCTCAAAGTCGAAGGTATCCGAAGCCATTTCCTCTGCAGACCATACCTCAGTGGCTGCCAAAAGGTTCCTCAGTCCAATCAGAGCATTGGCTGTCCACTCGCTACAGTCATGTGAACCATGACTGAAGGGAGTATTCGTCCATTGCTTCCGTCCTTCTTGATCGCCCTCCTGAATGGTGAATTCCCAGTTGATGTACTCGGCACCCGGATGCTTGGCGTTTGGACCAGACTCCCGAATCTCACCATCAGTTACCTTGGCCTGATATCGTCCCGATGGGATGACATCAAAACTGTCAGTTTCAGAAAGGTCTACTCTCATTTTTATTCTCCTGTCTTGAATACATGATCATACAAAGTTTGCATGTCAGGGTTTTCTATTACCGATGGTAGGTTATCCGAACGATCTTTTGCAATCACACTGTCCGTACCTACACTCTGAACAAGTCGAAGAATTTCTGCGTCAATCACCTTGGTGTTCATATACAACATGATGTCGACGAAGCCTCCGACTTCCATAGCTAGCTTCCCACTAAGAGACGGACGTGTAACGATCTGTCCAGTTTTACCATCCTTATCAGTAGTGGCTAATGCCGTGAAGATAGTGTTCATCGGTAGATCACGGAAGGCTCTAACGAGTTTCCGAATCTGTTCGATGTTCTTTCCCCATTCTCTGATGGATGGTATCTCCGGATCGCGATCAGGATGCTCCTTAACTACCTCCCTCATGATATTGTACATCGAGAACTTCTGCATCTCAGTTAGCGAGTCCAAGACTACCGTTTGGTATTCATGTTCTCCCTTATAGAGTGCGTCGTATACTCGTTGCATGTCTGGCCAAGTTTGTACTCGGACAACTTCAACATCAGGGAATCGTTCGCGTATTGAAAACGTTCCACCCTCAACATCTAGGAAGAGAACGGGACGAAGTTCAGATACTACGTCTGCAGAGCCTGCCAGAACTGTTTTACCAGCTCCGGGGTTACCATACACCAACATGTTGATGTACTCTGGTGACTCTGCAACAGTTTGTACTTCCAAACCACCGAGTGTCTTGTCTGTTAGTACGTTTGTCATAAGTCTTTCTATATTGGTTGTGTTATGGTATCACCTACAGGCTTTTGTGCCTCCTTTCGATCGACGTACAATTCATCCAGAATGAACTGGTGATCATATCCATTCTGTTGAGCTATGCATGGCTCCCGGAATCTACATCCGTTACAACTAAAGTAGGATGGACTCGGGTAGATGTGAGGATCGTTCAACATCTCTGATGCCTCCATGTAGATGTTGCGACCGACAAATTTCAAAGAATGTTGGTTGCGATGTATCTGAATACGTCTGAAGAATGGATTACCCTTCTCTTTCAGATACTGTAGGAACTCTCCATAACGTTCAACAGGCTCACCATGCTTCTCGAGCTCCATGAGGTATGTGTCATACGTTGTGCGCTGCTGTTTGTTAACAGAAAAGTTACGACCCTGT